TTCTAAAGCACCTTGCTCTTTTAACCACTCAGTTGGGTATTCTTTACCAGCTTTAGCAATTAAATCTGCTTGAGCAAATGGTAAATCAGCAGGGGCACCTTTCCAGATTTTTCCGTCAGGTAGTCTATAAACGTTCTCTTCTAATACTGTGTACATAATAATCTATCCTACCTTACTTTCTTGGCTTCTTTGGTTTTTTACTCTTCTTCGGCTTCTTGTGGTAAGGCATTTTTCTCCTGTGTTAATTCAGGCTCCACTTTCCTGAAACTGTTAATAATCTCTTGAGACTTATCAAAGAACTCTTTATCTCTTTGTATCATGCCAAAAGGATTTAATCTTGTTCTTGGGTTTTGTTCCATCTTTTACTCCTTAATGTTTTTGGGGGCAGTACGAACCACCCCCAAAAAACAAATACTAATTACATATTTGTAATTGAGCAGAATGCGGTTGGTCTGTAAATTGCAAAACCTAAACGCATTGTCAATCTAATTGCCAATTGATTCTTCGCAAAGAAATCTGAATGGCTATCAGAAACAGCAAGGTCAACGCCTTCTCTCATAATTACTTGAGCTGCGTCTCCACCGCCGAATTTACCTACTAATACTGTTCCAGCAGCAATAACTGTTGAAGGAACAACATTAAGTCCCCATAGTTTTGGAGAAGGTGCATCACCGAATCCACCAGCAACAACAAATAATGGGTTCTTAGAACCGCTTGTTGTTACTTCAGAAACTGATGTAACTAGGTCATACCAGTCTGATGGATGCATTACGATTGCATCTGGTTCAACAAATGCATCTTTTCTAATTTCGGTAATAGCTTGGTAAATTTGACCTAACTTTCCAAGTTCCCCACCATATGGGTCACCTGTATAGTCAAATGTGTTAATTCCTGATTTTTGTAACACACCTGTCAAGTTAGGAGCTGAACCGCTACCATTGATTAATTGGTTGTCAAGATTCAATTTCATCATTGTTGATAATCTTGAATTGACATATCCTTGAATTCCAGCAACATCAGCTAACAACTCGTCAGTTACAGGCAAGAAAGTAGCCATCTTTCTGATGGATTCTGTTCTTTCTGTAAATGCTAAAGCACCTTCATTAGAAGAACTAATGTCAGTGGATTCAGCAACTGCACCAGCGTTGTTGGTGAATGTTGTTTCTTCTAAATACACATATGCATTTTGGTTAGTTTGAATTTGGTCAAACAATCCAATAACGCTATCTGGATTACGAAGAGCTGTCTCCAAGATTCCTGGAGCTCTAAGGCTCTCAGGAGCATATCCTGTTGTATTCAAAGTTGTTTTGAATTCAACATTGGAATCTACACCTTTTACGCCATTGTCATTGTATGCTTTATAAGCATCAGTTCCAACAAACATTTCACCGATGGATTTTACTCCAGCTTTTTGAACGTCTGCATTTGGAATAGCGTTAACAGGTGTATCATTGATTTCCATTGCTTTTTCGTTTTGAGCTTTTGCTTCTTCGATTTTTAAATCATCAACAAGTCCAGCTAGTTCAGTGTTGAGACCTTTGATTTTCTCTTTGGCCTCAGCAGAGTACTTGCCGTCTTGTTGTGAATCAAAAGCAGCTTTAAGCTCTTCACGAGATTTAGCAATTTGTTCTTTGAGTTCTTTTGGTCTACTCATTTTTTAACTTAATCTCCTGTTATATATTTTGATTATTCTTCGATTAAATCGGCTTCCAAAGATTCTGCAATTAATGCTTGACCTTCAGCCCATAGTGCATCTGATTCTTCATCAACAATCTCTTCTTCAGTATCAGAAGAGACTTCTTCTTCGGTTTCAGCTGTAGCAGGAACTAACTCCTGTTCAACCTCTTCCTCAGTTTCTTCCTCTTCAATTACTTCAGGTTCGATTACTTCGACTTTATCGACAGGTTCTTCTGTCACTTCAGTCTCGACTTCTTCTCCAGCAGAAGCTTCTTCCTCAGCAGATTCCTCTACTTCGGTTTCTAGTTCTTCTACAGCAGCAGAATCGATAGCACCGAATTCAGTTATGAATTCATCGACTTCAGACCAGGCATCTTGTAAATCTTCCTGTACCGCTCTAAGAGCGTCAGTAGCTTTCATACCTAGTTTCCTTCCATCCTTAGCACGCAACATCGCAATGGCGGTAGCTCGTGCCATCAAGTCGTTAAATGCAGCAAGCACATCTTTGACTTGTTGTGAAAAAGAAACATTATCTTGCGTTTCTTCTTCAACACTTTCACTTACTTTGTAATAAGACTTACCTTCAGATTCAACAATTGTTATTGTCTTTCCTTCGGCATCTGCTTCAGCTAATGCTTTTGCAGGGTCTTCATACACTTGTTCTAATACTTTTTCTGGCTTAGGTTCTACAAGATTATCCTTAGCCACTTTCATTTTTTCAGCTATCTCTCTTAACATGTCAACCCACCATTGTGGTAAGTCTGCATTTTCGTCTTTAGGAATAGCAGCAAGAATTTCTTTCATTTCTTCAGTAATATTTCCTAGAGCTTCCATAGCAGCGTGTTGCTCTGTGTGAGTTTTAGCGTCAATGTTGTCAGCATCTTTACCGTTACCTATTGCCTCTTCATATTCTTCATGTGTCTTACATGGCATAAATAAATCTTTTCCATCAACTTTGTGTTTATGTACGCCGACTGCACATGATAATTCTTTTGACCTACTCATAGCTTCACCAGGATTATCAAACATATCTTTATCCATAGCAGCCTTTTCTTCGTCATTATTTTCATTAACAATATCTTTCAAAAGCTCATTGTTAGATTTAATTGACAATGTGTAAGTATCTTGATTAGCACCAACTAGTACTGGAGATACTTCAAATACAGTTAAATCTTTTAAAAATCTTGCATCAACTTCTTCATTTGATTTCATATCTTTATGTTTACCAAACTCAGAATCATTGACTCTGTATCCGAATGACCATTGTTGTAGGTCACCCATGTTTTTTACTAACTTGTAGGCTTCTTGTCCAGAATCTGTGTCCATGAAAAACTCTCCAACAAATGTAGCCTTTTCACCATCTTCTCTGATATAACCTTTTCCAATAGGCATGTCCCATTTATGAGCCCATACCATAGGTACATCACCAGAATTAAAACCTGATTTTATTGAACCTGGGAGAACAATGTCCCCATCGGAATCTAGATTATTGAAAACAGAAAAGACAGCAGAGACTTTACCTTCGGAGTCTTCATCGAATTTAAAGTCTATATTCTTTACTTCTCTTTCTTGCATGCAAATGCTCCTCTGTAATTACAGTTATATAAAGTTATTTTAAACAGAGGTGTCTGAATTTAGTGTCTTTTCTTTTGTTATATCTTTAATTACAGTTAGCTTTGATATTGGCATGGTTACACTTCTATCTGTTTTTTTGTGTTTACCACTTTCTAATATTGCCCAAACCTGCATTGTAGCTTCTTTACCATCGACTGATACTACTACACCATGTACTGTTGAAGGTGGGTCGGGGTCCTTATTTATTGACCAACTGACAGATTGACCAACTCTAACGCTTGATGCTTTCTCCCCACTTTTTTTAGATGAGAGAGGGTGTGAAGAAGGCAGCAAGTCGGTATCGTATGGTTTTCTCTTAAACTTACCAGTTCTCAATGCATGAAGGAACCCGTTTACACGTGCTATTCCCCATTGGTCAGCAGATGTTACATTACCTCTTACTGAGCCAGGGTTAGTACGATAAGCACCTACACCTCTATTGAACACAGAAACTAAAGTTCTAAGATTTGTTTTATGCTTAGGACTTCCATCGTTATGTTCTTTAACCTTGTTAGTAAGTATCTTTCTGACATTAGCAGAAACCTTTGATGCAAATGCTTCATCAAGTATTTCATTTGCAACTTCTAAACTTTTCTTTCTTCTTCTACGAACTAATTCTTTTCTTTCGGTGATTATTTTTTTCATAGCAGGAACGCCAATATTAGAAACACCACCCCATTTAATGTTTGCTATTGTTCCATTAAGTCTTGTATTACCTTGATGTCTTCCCATGTATCGTTCTCTTCTACGAACCCAGCTAAGAACTGCTTCACTTCTATCGCCAGCTTTATATTTAGCCCAGTTTCTGTAAGCATCATTACCTGTAAAAGATGTTGGAGGATTACCACCGTTACCAGCTAATCTCCAAATCTCAGGCCAGTTCTCTTTTAAATCTTTTGCATAAGCAAATGGAAACTCTTTGTATTTAGAATTAGATATTCTTACTGCTCTATCATCTCCAGGGCTAGGAAAGTTTGTTCTATCTTTTTTTGGTTTTTCTTTCTTTTCACTACGCCAAGAATCAGAATCTATTTCTTCTAAAGACTCAGCTTCTTCTGTAGAAACTTTTATTTCTTCCATTTCTGCTAAAGCTTTTTTCATACTTGCTAAAAACTTTTCAGCTTCAGCTCTTGTTTTAAAACATTTAATTACTTCATTGTCATAATGACTCACTACACAAAATGCACCGTTAGGCATTTCAGCAATATATTTATCTTCTGATATTCTTTGTGGTGATTCAACAACGTCTTGTCTTGTAGACTCTGGTGGCAATGCAACAGAACCTAGTAAAGCTTTTCCTTCATCTGGAGAAAATCTATCTCTTTCTAATAATGGTTGTCCATCTTCAGTAATCTGTACTGTATTAAGAGGTCTTAAATAAATATCATGTCTGTCGTCTGCTTCAAGTCCTACAACTTTTCTAGCTTCACCAATAGTTATCCATCCACCTTGAACACCAGTGTTTACTCTCTTGTAAAGTTCATCCATATCTTCTGATAATGCTCTTACTTTTGTGTAATCAAATTCGCAAACACCACCATCAGTTATTCCATAATCTGGTTCTAATAGTTGATGAGTTAATTCTGAAGAAACCATTTTCCATAAAGGTATGAGTTTTTGTTCTGTAAAGAACTCTCTTAATTCTCTTGTATTGTTATAAGTTGCTGAATCTAAACCAGCACCAAGACCAGCAAGAATTGCAGGAACACCCAACACAGCAGATATTCTTTCTTCTGGTAATCTTCTTAATTCTTGTAGTTTCATTTGGTCAGGTGAGAAAGAAACAATATCTACATTCATAGAACCAGACAAAACCATTGGAGCACCTCTATTAGCACCACCAAATTTTTGCTTATAAGATTCTGATATAGCTTCGGCTTCTTCTCTTGTTGGACCTCCAAGAGAATCGTTACGTGGAGAAAGAACAACACCTGGTACAGCCATATTGTGCAATAAGGCAGCTGACCATTGTCCTGCTGATTCATCACCTAGTATTTCTCTCAACACACCTTTAAGGGGAGCATGTCCTCTTCGATGGTCGTTAGGGTCTATTCCTTGTCGGATATGTACTATGTCATCTACTGGAATCTTTAAATTTTCTCCACCTTTACCATTCTGATAATATTCATAGTGCGTAATTAGTTCGTTTTCGTTTCCTCTTACCTCAACTAAGTTAGGCATAATAGGAACAAGTTGTACTACTTTACCACTTGAGTTTCTGTTTTTATAGAGAAAAGCATCTCCGATTGTATTTATTGCTAAAACTATATAGTGAGATAAAAGACCAGCAGACATAAACGGATTAGGCCTCTTGTATAAATTAGTTATAGGATGATTTGTCTGTACATCTCTATTACCAAAACTATCTGTCTTAACAACTTGCAATGTTGGTTCTGAAAATGCTGTAGATAAAACATTCAAACAAGCAATAACTGCGGAGTTAGCAGAGCCATCGCCTATTTCTCTTAGCTTATCTGATTCCCAGAATCCTGCTGTAGTATTGTATCCGTATACAGACAAATCAGTACCATAAGTTTGGTTATAATTCGCTGCAGTTTTGCTTCCGATGTCCCTACCTGTTAAGGCATCGAAGGCTTTTTGAAATCTATTTCTTTCTGCCATTTATTAATACGCTTCCCAGACGCGTTTTTTTTGCATCTCTTGAGCTCCAAGTGCCATAGCGTCTACCATGTCATCATGCGAACCTAGCGGAAATGCAAGGAGCTCACGCTCTAGGTTCGGTAGCCATGGTGCTTCCGCTTTTAAAAGTACATCTCCAGACTCCATCCTAGCCGATAA